GGGCGACGACCAGTTCATACCGGCCCATTTGGTCGATGAGGCGATGAAACGTGAAAAATACCAAGATGCCAGCGCCCCGATTGTGATCGGCGTTGACCCCGCACGGTTCGGCGCTGACGCAACGGTCATTGCTATCAGGCAAGGACGCGATATTGTGCGCATTGACAGGCACAGGGGCGACGACACCATGACGGTGGTGGGCTACATCATCGAGGCAATTGAGGAATTTAAGCCCGCGCTGGTGGTAATTGACGAAGGTGGCCTTGGGGCTGGTATTGTCGACCGCTTGAAAGAGCAACGCTACAAGGTCAAGGGCATTAACTTTGGTAATAAGTCTAAAAACCCCATCATGTACGGCAATAAACGGGCTGAAATGTGGGGGTCAATGAAAGATTGGCTTAAAACTGCTGCAATACCACTTGACAGATTTCTTAAAACCGATCTAATTTCACCTATGATGAAGCCCGACTCTAAGGGTACAATTTTCTTAGAGTCGAAAAAAGATATGAAGGCTAGAGGCTTGGCCTCGCCCGATGCGGCTGACGCGATATGCGTAACTTTTGCGTATCCGGTGGCTCATCGTGAGTACAATGAGATTGTTAAGCGCCGGTCTTACGCCGGCAGCGCTGGGATTACAACTTCTTGGATGGGGTCTTAATGGCTAAGAAAAGCGTTTCATTATCTGTCGGGCGAGGCGAGAAATTGCCGGTGTCTAAGGGCGCAGGCTTGACAGCCAAAGGCCGTGAAAAATACAACCGTGAAACTGGCAGCAATTTAAAAGCGCCAGCACCCAATCCAAAGACCAAAGCCGACCAAGGCCGCAAGGATTCATTTTGTGCAAGAATGGGCGCTGTAGCAGCCAACGCCAAAGACGGCGAACGCGCTAAGGCAGCCCTTAAACGATGGAAGTGCTAACATGAAAAAGCCTGGACTTTATGCAAATATCGCGGCAAAACGTGAACGTATAGCCGCTGGCTCAAAAGAGAAAATGCGTAAGCCTGGCGCGCCGGGCGCGCCAACAGCCAAAGATTTTAAAGAGTCGGCTAAAACTGCAAAGAAAAAATAACATGGCAAATACCAAACCTATTGGCGTTGCATACGAAGACCAAAACATCATCAATGCGGATATTGTCAAAGCTACCGACATCGTTACTACTGGCACGATTGGATACGCATCTAGCGCTTTTGGCACAGTCACCCAAAGCAACAACAAGACCACAGCGGTAACGATCAACACGCCTTCTGGCCAGATTACTACGGCCAACGCGCAGATGGCCCCCGCTGCCAATGCGGTGTTTGTGGTGAATTGCAGCACAGTCAGCACCAGAGATGTAGTGGTCATTAGCGTGGCTTCTGGCGGTACTTTGGGTGCGTATAACGCTTTTATTGCTGCTGTTGCTGATGGCTCATTTACAGTAGAACTTAAAAATGTGACCAATAATGCGTACAGCGAAGCAATTAAGCTGAACTACGCTATTTTCCACACGGAGAGTTAATATGCCACTGGTCAAGTCAAAATCACCCGAAGCTTTTCGCAAGAATGTCAAGGCTGAAGTCAAAGCTGGCAAGCCCGTCAAGCAGGCCGTGGCAATTGCGTACAGCGTTAAGCGCGAAGCAGAGAAAAAGAAAAAATGAAAGCGTTGCAAGATTGCATTATTATTGAGCGCGACGTTGAGAAGCACCCGCTGTTTGTGCTACCAAGTGAGAAGTTAGGTACTGGGATTGCAATTGCTATTGGCCCAAATTGCCTAGACATCAAACTCGGCGACCATGTATACTTCGACGTAGGCCAAGAATTTAAGCAAGGCGGCAAAGAATATGTCGTCATGCGTGAACCCGACGTGATTGGAGTTTTTAATGGCTGATCCTACCGGCATCGTAGCCGCAGCAGCAGTTGCTGTTGGCGGTTCGGCCAGAGACAAAAGTAACGCCGACATTCTGGCGACTGCTAGGTCACGCCTTGACATGGCGATGTCTGCGCTTTCCGAATCCCGTGAAGACGAGATTGACGATCTGCGCTTTTATGCCGGATCACCTGACAACCAGTGGCAGTGGCCTGCCGATGTGCTGGCTACTCGCGGCGCGGTGCAGGGTCAAACAATCAATGCACGTCCTTGCCTGACAATCAACAAACTGCCGCAACACGTTCGTCAAGTGACGAATGACATGCGCCAGAACAGGCCAGGCGCCAAAGTCATCCCCGTAGACGACAAAGCTGACTTACAAGTGGCTGAAATCTTCAACGGCATGATTCGCCACATTGAATATATCAGCGACGCTGACGTTGCATACGACACGGCATGCGAGAACCAAGTGGCTTATGGCGAAGGCTACATTAGGTTGCTGACCGAATACTGCGACGACGATAATTTTAATCAAGACATTAAGATTGGCCGCGTTCGCAACAGTTTTTCGGTCTACATGGACCCGATGATTCAAGACCCAACGGGGTCAGACGCCAAGTATTGTTTTGTTACCGAAGATGTGTCCAGAGAAGACTATGAGCGCATGTACCCAGATGCAGCGCCCATTACAACTTTGCAATCTTTGGGTGTAGGCGATCAGTCAATATCCAACTGGCTCAATGAAGACACAATCCGCATTGCGGATTACTACTACATTGAATACGACCGCGCTACGCTGAATTTGTACCCTGGCAACGCTACGGCTTTTGAGGGTACACCTGAAGACAAGTCTTTGCGGGCAGCTTACGGCAAGCCCAAGCGTTCACGCGAATCTGATCGCCCCCGTGTTCGGTATTGCAAGATCAATGGATACGAAATCCTTGAGCAAAACGAATGGGCTGGCCGGTACATCCCCGTGATCCGCATTGTTGGTAATGAATTTGAAGTTGACGGCCGTTTGTATGTCTCTGGCCTTGTGCGTAACGCCAAGGATGCCCAGCGCATGTACAACTACTGGGTTTCGCAAGAAGCCGAGATGCTGGCTTTGGCGCCTAAAGCACCGTTTATCGGATACGGCGGCCAGTTCGAGGGTTACGAAGACAAATGGAAAACGGCCAACACAAACAACTGGCCTTATCTGGAAGTTAACCCTGATGTGACCGACGGCCAAGGCAGCGCATTGCCACTGCCCCAACGTGCCCAGCCACCAATGGCTTCGTCTGGTTTGTTGCAGGCCAAAGCTGGCGCATCTGAGGACATCAAATCCACAACTGGCCAGTACAACGCATCATTAGGCCAAGGCGGTAATGAGCGCTCTGGCCGAGCCATTCTTGCGCGCCAGCGCGAAGGCGACGTAGGTACTTACCACTATGGTGACAACTTAACTCGCGGCGTTCGCCACATTGCCCGTCAATTGGTTGATCTAATTCCTAAGATTTACGATACCCAGCGTATTGCTCGAATCATTGGCGAAGACGGTGAAACAAAGATGGCCAAGATTGACCCTGAGCAAACCGTGCCCGTGCGCGAAATCCGCGACCAAGAAGGCATTGTCATTGAGAAAATTTACAACCCAGGCGTTGGCAAGTACGACGTTGTGGCAACCACTGGCCCCGGCTACGCTACCAAGCGGCAAGAGGCTTTGGAAGCAATGGGTCAACTGTTGCAGGGTAATCCTCAACTGTGGGCTGTGGCTGGCGACTTGTTTGTTAAGAACATGGATTGGCCTGGCGCTCAAGAAATGGCAAAACGCTTTGCTAAAACCATTGATCCTAAGATTATTGGCGATGACGATCAGTCTCCTGAGTTGCAAGCGGCTCAACAGCAGATTCAAGCAATGAGCCAGCAAATGGAACAAATGGCCGGAATGCTGGACAATGTTCAAAGTTCCGAAATTGTTCGCACAAATGAGATCAAAGAGTTTGAAGCCATGGTTAAGGCGTATGCGGCTGAAACACAGCGGATTTCTGCTGTGCAAGCCAGCATGTCGCCTGAGCAAATTCAAGACATTGTCATGGGTACTGTTCACGGCATGATCACAAGTGGTGATCTTGTGGGCGAAATGCCAGGACGTGAGATGCCAATGGAGAATATGGGTATGCCACCAGAAGAAATGCCACAAGGAATGCCACAATGAAAGCCGCTGAATTTATAGGTTTGCTGTTTTTAGCCAGGGATGTCACCCACTCAGTGCATCTGAACACTCGCAGCTATGCCAAACATGTAGCGCTAAACATCTTTTATGACCGCATTGTTGGTGCAGCCGATGACTTTGCCGAAGCCTATCAAGGCAGGCACGGGCTGATTGGGCCGATCACACTGCACTCTGTCAAAAAGACAAACAATGTCATTGAATTCTTGGAAGACTCGCTCAAACAGATCGAAGATGCAAGGTATGAAGTGTGCGATAAGACTGACAGTTCATTGCAGCAGTTGATTGACAACATCATTGAGGTTTACTTGCGAACCCTTTACAAGTTAAAATTTTTGGCGTAATTTAAACGCTATGGTATATTTAAGGCATAAGGAGCCATCATGGAACTTTTAAAACCACTAGCCGACACGGTATTTCCTGCTGCGACTGCTTCGTATACCGGCACGGCTGGCTCGACCACTACATGGGCGGCTGGCCCTCAAGGTGTTGTAGTTTGGTCAACAACACCCGCTTACGTTGTAGTTGGCGAAGGTGTTACGGCTACCACTGCAAGCACCCCGATTCCCGCATTTACACCCATCCCGTTCAGTGTGCCCGCTGGCACAGGCGCTCCTTGGCGCGTCAGCGCAATCCAAGTGAGCGCGGGTGGTTCGATTTATTGCAAAGCGATAAATATCCAATGAGTTTTGGAATTGCTGTCAGAAACGCTGTGTCAATTGGGCTTGGCGGCATCGCCACGCTTTTCTCAGGCACGATCGACAACAGCTTGACAGTAGATAATTTACTGACAGAATCTGACGCAAACCTTGTGCAAGAAAATGGCGACTATATCCTTGTGGAGTAAATAAATGGCTGACTTAAAAATTTCCCAATTGCCAGCGGCAACGGTTCCCCTTGCAGGCACAGAAGTTCTGCCAATTGTTCAATCAGGTACAACCAAGCAAGTGTCAATTGACAACTTGACCGCAGGCAAATCTGTTGCCGCCACAACTGTTACGGCCACTACAGTTAACGCCACAACTTTTGACACCAACGTAGCTGCGGCTGGCGTGACGTTGGCTGGTACAACACTTGCTGCCGATGGCACTGACAGTAATATCAGTTTGACGCTTACGCCCAAGGGCACTGGCATAGTAACTACCGCTGCTTCATATAGCGATGGTGCCGGAAAACTTCGCGCAATTCCTCAGTCTGGTTCGGCTAAAACCACAAGTTACACATTGGCAGTAACTGATGTAGGTGAGTTTATTGAGCTTGGTGCAAGTGGTGCTATTACTATTCCTGATGCAACATTTTCCGCTGGCGACGCGGTTGTAATTTTTAACAACACATCCGGCTCTGCAACAATCACTTGCACAATTACAACCGCGTATTTGGCGGGCACTGACGCAGATAAAGCAACGCTTACACTAGCTACTCGCGGCGTCTGTAATATTTTGTTTATCAGCGGCACCGTTTGCGTTGTGACGGGAAATGTAGCATGAGTGGCATTCTTTGTTCTTTTCTTGCCGCCAGTGGTGGCCCGTTGTTTATGGACGCGACTACAACAGGCGCGACCGTAGCTACCGCTGGAAATTACAAAACTGCAACTTTTAATGGCACGGGCACTTTTACGGTAGTTAAAACGGGCGCCGATCCGACAGAAGGCTCGTCTGTTGACTATCTTGTAGTCGCTGGTGGTGGTGGTGGCGGCGCTAGTAATGCTGGCGGCGGCGGCGGCGCAGGCGGCATGCAAGAACTTACAGGGGGAGGGGTCGCTGTTACCGCGCAAGCCTACACCGTAACTATTGGTACTGGCGGTGCTGGCGCGGCTCCATCTGTTGGTAGTAACGGCAATGATTCATCTTTTGGTTCATTGATTGTTTCTACTGGCGGTGGCGGTGGCGGTGGCTCAATTCTTAGCCCAACGTCCGGCGGTTCTGGCGGCGGCGGTTCTGGCGTAAGCCCAGCATTTTCGGGCGCTGTTGGCATAGCAGGGCAAGGTAATGATGGCGGCACTGGCGCATTTAGCGGGTCGTATGGCCGTCGTGGTGGCGGTGGCGGTGGCAAAGGCGGCGTTGGTGGCAATCCTAGTGGCAGTACCGGTGGCGTTGGTGGCTCTGGTCAATCATCTGCATTTGGAGGCGCTTACGGCGGCGGCGGCGGCGCTAATGGCGGCGGTGGCGCAGGCGGTGTTGGTGGTGCTGGTGGTGGTGGCGCAGGTGCTACAACATCGGGTAATGCTGTCAACGGAACGGCAAACACTGGCGGTGGCGGCGGCGGTTCTGGCAGTGGTACTCCCGGTAACGGTGGTTCAGGTATTGTGATTATTAAGTGGAGATTCCAATAATGGCTAATTTTGCGGAATTAGACAGCAACAATGTTGTGTTGCGAGTCATTGTTGTAAATGACGAAAATACCCTTGATGAAAATGGTGAACCAAGCGAGGCTTGCGGAATTGCATTTTGTACAAATATTTTAGGTGGTCGCTGGATTCAAACAAGCTACAACACATTTGCAAATACACATGCTTCAGGCGGCACGCCCTTTCGCAAAAATTTTGCTGGCATTGGGCATTCTTATGACGCACAGCGTGATGCTTTTATAGCGCCACGACCAGTTGGTGATGAATACATCTTTGATGAAGACAAATGTATTTGGTACGATCCTTTGTATCAACCAATAACAATAGGAGTTGAGCGTGTCTGAAGTTGTTGAATCCATGCAAGTAGTTGACAATGTTTTTGTCAAACTACACCAATTTTTAAGAGCCGGTGATACTCACCAAGGCCATGCACATGCGTTTGACCATGTCACATTGTTGGCAAGCGGCTCTGTATTGATGAAACATGACAAGGGTGAACAAGAATTTAAGGCTCCAACATTGATCGTCACCCCCAAAGGCGTGGCGCATCAATTTACCGCCAAAGAACCAAACACTGTGTTTTGTTGCATTCATGCCATAC